AGAAGGACTATCAGTATCACCGACCCCACTTTCCACATCAGCATCAGTATTAGAGTCAGAAATGGAAGAATCAATATTGCCAGTGTTATCAGCATCAAGATCCCTAGTGCCTGTATTATCACCTGTAGGCTGTTCATCGACCAAATCTTCCCCCAAACCCTCTTGATTCTCTGTCGGAAGTTCTTGGGTTTTCTGTTTCGCCTCTTGCTTGCAGTAACTATATAACGCTTCTGCTGCTGCGATGGTGTCAGTAAAGGTCTCGGCATTGTAAATTAAAGAGATAATCTCCGCTTCAGGAGCTGAAAAAGAAATGTCATGGAACGAACCAATCTTGAAATATAGATTAGCCCGATCAGCAAGATTAAAATTAGAAATATCTTTACCATCTATCTCAAAGAAATCTTGCTCGTGAAGTTCACTATAACCCTTAAAGAATGATTTGGCAATACCCAAATACTTTCTCTTCATCAATTTTTCAATACGAGCATCCTCACATACGTTTAGAAACTGATGAGGAATACCCTTTGGTGGATCCTCATTAGGTGTAAAGAGTGCATGTCCTACCTCATGACCAACAAGCATATCATATACATGGTTACTTGCTTTCTCCCATAATGGAAGGATCAATACACGAGTCTGAACATTGAATTGTGCTGTCTCAACGTGCTTGTGCTCTACTACAATATCCTCAGTAGCAAGCAACTTTGCTAGTTGTGACTTGATTTCTTGCTGAACTGCCATCTGTGTTTTTGTTCGATATATGTATAATACACGAAAACCGCCCCTGTTTCTTCACAGATAGACGGTTTATCAAGTGTCTACGCTTTTCTCTTGCAGATCGTAGTGCTTGTGGTTTCAGTTTTCGTTTGGCATCCTTTCTGCTGTGATGCTGCCAATTAGGAACTTTCATCCTTCTCACCCCATGCTTCTGATTCATCAGTACCCATACCATGACATACGGTATACTTGTCCTGACCATCAGGTTCGTTTAGAACAGCAGGGTTATTTCCTATCTGCTTGCATTGTTCTGTCATTGTAAATTTCCTTAACCCGATCCATAATATTTATTGTAGGGAACCATCCCAAATCACGCAAGGCCGTTGTGTCAGCACATAAACTGTCTGGTTCTCCTGGTGTATCCTCTTTAATAGGCAAATTTCCTTTACCCATTGCTCTTGCCAAATCCAATACAGAAGTTTCCTGACCTGTACCTATATCGATAGGTCCAAGATAAGTGCTAGTAATAAGGTATGCAATTGCTCTTGATACATCCTCAACATGGATCCAGTCCCTCTTATGCCTTGTAAGATACTTTGCAGTATCATCCTGAAGCATTCTATAAAGCATATCCGTTCTACTACCTTCCTCTGCCCATACATTAAAGAATCTCATTCCTACACTGTTAGGAGGTGCTTGAACTTCATTCACCTTCTTAGTAATAGCATAAGGATTCATCCACCATCCATGTGCTCCTGCTGAACTAGCATAGAGTAGTCTGACATTATTCTCTCTACAATAATTAAAGATTGGTTTAGACTTTTCTACGTTATTCTCCCAGAACTTCTCTGGGTTCTCAATGCTATCTCTAAGGGCAGCAAATGCCGCTAGATGGATGATAACATCATAATGACGAGCAAACATACCCTCTGGCCCTTTCCAGTCTCCTATGTCATCAGGAAAGTCTATTCCATCAACAAGATAACCATAATTCAATTCATGTCTTAGATAGTTAAAAACATAACTTCCAATAAACCCTTTGTGTCCAGTAACTAATACTTTCATGATGCAATCCTACTAAATCCTTTAACTTTTTCAAATTTGATATGGTTCGCAAACTTATCCTCCATACCAGTCTTATGAGAGATGACAAATACATTGGCATCCTTAATCACAAAACGGATAATCTTGGTAAAGTATTCTGTTCCCATCTCATCTAATGAACTGTCAAATATTTCATCCAAGATTAATAGATTAGTATTGACAGAGTTTTTCATTCTAGCAACTTCTCTCCAAGTAAACAAGAGTGCTAGGTCAATTCTCATTTTCTCACCTTCAGAAAAAGAAGCATAAGAAAAATCCTCATGAATAGGAGACTGAATAGTTTCAGTAAACTCCTCATCCAAAGTAAAATTGGTATAGAAATCCATTATCTGCAAGTATCTATTTACCTGCTGATTGATTAATGGAAGATATTTTTTGATTATGTGAGTCTTAACTCCACCATCTTTGAGTAATCCATACATGAAATTATTATAATTTATCGTATCTTTCCTAGAAGATAACTCATCGTAGGTGGTTTTTAAATTTTCTTGAAAGGTAGCTAACTTCTCATGTTCAGTATTTCTATCTGCAAGTTGGGAGGTAAGTCCCTGAATTTCCGATTCCAAATCCCTGATCTGTCGTTGACATCCAGAGATGCGAGTATTGTTTTTAGAAATGCCATGCGTTAGTGAAGTAACCTCCTTTGATAATTGTGTGAATTGATGCTCTCGCTCTTCTTCATTTTTAATTGCTTCTTCTAGTTCTTTATAACCAGATTGCAACTCTTTGGCTTTAGTTTGAGCATCGGCAATTTTATTTATTCTAAACTCCTCCTGAATATCTTGTTCACAGGTAGGGCAAACAGTATGTTCTGTGAAGAACTTGTGCTCCTTTGTGATGGTCGCTACCTTATTAGAAATCTTACCTTTTAATCCACCAAGAGTTCGTAACTTTTCCGTAGCCCCTGTTAACAATTCTTGATCTTTTGTTAGATCATGAACTTCATTTTCCAACTCCTCATTTATCAAAACATAATTATTTGACTCATCAAGAAGAGTAGTAATCTTTTCTTTGTTCTCATTTATTCTATCTTTACCTTGAGATTCTACCTCTCCAATAAACTTTTCTTGCATAGAAACTTTATCATTAAGAGATTCTTTTTTAAGAGTAAGAACTTTTACTTCTTCCTTAATACCACGAATCTTTTCCTTAATAACATTATTCATATTAGAGAAGATTTTAATATCTAACAGATCCTCAATCACTTCTCTACGATTAGCACTAGTCAGTTGCATGAAAGGAACAAAAGTGCTTGAACCCAGAATTACAATCTGAGTAAAGGACTTATAATTCATCTTAATAACATTCTGTTCAAACCATTTCTGCTGATCATTAGCATTGGAAAATTGGTCTAAACACTTACCATCACGATGAATCTCAAATATATTTGGTTTTATACCTCTTAATACTTTCCATTGAATAGATGAAATATTAAACTCAACTTCCACCTTAGCATCCTTTTCGTTAGTAGTATTAATAAGTTGTGCCTTATTAATCTTACGAAATGGTTTACCAAACAAACCAAAGGTAAGAGCATCTAAAACAGTACTCTTACCTGACCCATTACTTCCTGTAATGAGAGTGGATGCATGTTGATTGAATTTTATTTCACTAAACTGGTTTCCCGTACTTAAGAAATTTTTCCAGCGTATTGTTTCAAATAAGATCATTACCAGTTTCTGGTGGAATTACAACATCAGCAGAAGTTATAACTGTATAATTATAACTATGCATTTGACAGGTTTTTAACATTACCTGATCTTCTACTTCGAGGACATGAATACGTGGATGCTCATCCTCTTCAAGCATCATAGCAAAGCGAATAGCATCATCTTCTTCTTCAAATAGATAGAGGATTTGATCCCCATCTTCATCAATGACAGAATAAGCACCCTCACTTTCCTTGCCCTCAACAGTTAGAATAAACATTAGACTAACTCACAGGCTTCCCGATAAGTATCATGTATCATCTTTTGGAGGATCGATTTATCAAGTTTGATTTCAGATTCCTCAACATACCTATTCAGTATGGAGAGAGTGTCCTCTGATTCAAATGCCTCAAAATCTTCGGCTTCTTGTAAACCAAAGTTTTCTACAACTTTAAGTTCAGCAACATTTGCATTATACAGCTTATCGATAAATTTTTCAAACTTCTTTGTATTTGACTTATTACGAACCACCACCTTTACAATCTTATTCTCCAATTCTCTTGCATCAAACAGTTGATAGTCAGTATCATCATAGTAAACAATATGATGTAATCTATATGGATTATTAACTGGGGTATGCTCTAATGTATCTGTATCAAATAAATGGAATCCTCTATCAGGATCATTTACATCATTCCAAAACATCTCATAAGGATTACCCAAATAATAGATATTATCTTGATTTGAACGGCAATGATAATGTCCAGAAAATGTTTTCTTAAATTTATCAAATGCACTCCACTCCATACCATGTTCCATCATATGACCTGGAGTTGCTCTGAATCCATTCAATTCAAGATGACCCATACACACAGATGCTCTTGACTTTTTGATTAATGAAAGACTCATCTTTTCATTCTCTTTATTAATCCAAGGCACAAGAAGAATATTACATCCATCTATGATTATAGAACTGACTTCAGAATATACTTTTATATTACTATACTCTCTCAATAATAAATCTACTGCATTAACATCATTTGTATTCTTATAATATGCAGTATGATTACCAACAATACTATGAAGGGTGATCCCCATCTGATCTAACCTATCAAAATAATTATCCTTTGCCCACGTCAATGCTGAAAAATCTATACTCTTACGGATATCAAAAGTATCTCCCATATCAATAACCGTAGTGATACCTTCTTTTTCCAGTGTAGGGAAGAAGATATCATTATAAAATTTTAGGAAATAGTCGTGAAAAAGCTTGGAGTTCTTTCTTGCTCCAAAATGCTGATCCGTTATAATCGCAATCTTCATTCAGTTACGTAACTTAGCATGTACAGCATCTTTGATTTGATTATAGTCTGAATACCTATCTCCGTCAATCTTATTACTGTCATCAAAAACTTCTGAATAACCAGACTTCTCCAGTATCTTATTCTTAATTTCTAATTGGCGTTTCTCTCTTTGTATTCTGCGGAGAAATGCATAATGAATGATCTGTGTAAAGTAAGCAAAAGGATTTTGGGATTTCTCAGGATTAAAATTATGAATGTATTGAACGCAATTTTCGATTCCATCAGAGATCATGTCCTCCTTGAACATGTAATTTACAAAGTTTGGTTTGAATGATAAATGATTTGCTATCTTTAAGAAACACTCACCTATGTATCTTGGTATAACGGGCTTGGGTTTATCTTGTAATAAAGCAATTTCTTTGTCTTCACGATATCTAATCAAAGCAGCAAGAAACTCCTTGTTATTTACATAGTGTTCTGACCTTTTTCTTTTAGCCATACCTGGTTTCATTATCATGGGTCTTTATCACTATTATGTAGATATTATAGCATTTCTACCCAGACTTGACAAGTGACAGAGTGACGAGTAGAATACCTTTGTGGAGGTTCAAGGATAGGTATTAGCTTTTACTATTATTTTCCTTATATATTTTTTCTAAAGACTCTTTAGCATCATTAATAGTAGAGAGATATCCCATTTTACGA